TGGGGTTCGGGCAGGTCGGCAAGCAAGCGGTCGGCGCGCAGGACGCGGGCTTCTTTCCAGCGCCCGTTGCCCTCCATGTGCTGCACGATGTGTTCGATGCGGGCGGCGAGCGGGTCGGCGGACGGGTTGGCGGCGGCCATTGTGTTGACGTCAGCAAACTGGTGTGGGCCGTCCCCGGCGTGGAGCCACTGCGCCCATTGGGTCAGGGCGGCGTGCAGGTCGGTGGGTGCGGCGGGGGTGTGCGGGTGGTGCATGGTCGGGACATCTCGGGTTCAGCGCAGGCCGGGGCTGCGCAGGCGGCGGCGGGGAGGGCGAGGCGGGACGGGTGAAATCGGGGGGGTGGGGACGGGGGACGGCGTTTCGGACGGGGCGGCTTCGGCCATTTCGCGCGCCTGTTCCAGCAGCCGCTGCTCGCGCGCGTTCCAGTCCGCCGCGCTGGCGCGGTGCAGGCGCAGGCCGTGGTGGTGGGCGGCGGCGTAGCTGTAAACGGCGCAGTTTCCGGCGATAAAGGTTTTTCCGCCCCGGCGCAGGATCAAGGTGCCATTGGGAACGGTGGCGCAGTACACGCGGCCCTGATACGGCACGCGCTTGCCGAAAAATCCGCGCTGGCCGTTGCCGCCCCCATCCAGATAGGCGCGCGAGGCGAGGCGCTCGCAGACGTGGTATTGGGTGAGGCAGCGCTGGCCGCTGCGCCCCTGAATCGTCCATCCGTCCGGCTGGACAATGCGCATGGTCGCGGCGCGTCCCAGTTTGATGAATAGTTCCTGCATGTCATCGGCCAGGCGGCGCGAGGTGGTGGCATAGGCGCGACTGGCACGATGGTGCGCTTGCCTGCATTGAATCCAGCCATCGCCGTCAATGGCGGCATCGACAAAGGCAGCGATCACCTCCGGGCGCGCGTCCTTGATCCACTGCGGGACGCAGCGCTCGGGTTGCCTGCGACCGGCAGGGAGTACCAGGTCGTAGAGTTGTTTGGAGGTGGCGACGAATGCCTTGCCTGTCGTGCGAAACCGCCACGGCAGGCGCGCCAGCACGGCGACCAGGCGCTGGCGGCTGACGGGCTTGATTTGCGTCACTTCTACCCGATGTCGCAGATTGCCTTGGGTACGGCTGCGCCCCTGAAAGACCGAACCTTCCGATACCCACCAGCCGAAAAATGCGGCCAGATCGACCGCGTCCACATCCCGCGCCGGTTCGATGTCGTGACCAAAACAGTTGACGCTGGCCGGAATGTGGATGGTGCGGCGCGCCTCCCCGGCCCATGTCGCATTCAGTTTGATGGCGTGGTGGACGGTCAGGTCTTTGGCGAGGGTGATGCCGGGCGGCACGTCAAAGTTCCAGCGCCGGGTGCCGTCGGGCTGGGGTTCATGGCGCTTTTTCAACGTGACCATGCGGTGGTTGGGCGTGACCAGAATATCAATCCGCGCGCCTTTGAGCTGCACCATGTCGCCGTCATAGGGTCGGTCAATCAGGTGCAGCGGACACTGGTATTGAATCTGGTCGGTGGGCAGGTGGACGGTGGCGAGTTCATCGTGTGCAGACACGTCCGGCCAGCGCTTCCAGCCGTTGCGGGTGAGGACTTCGGTGTCGGCATCGAAGCAATCGAGAGGCTCATTCCTGATCCCCCCACGCCGCTTTTCAAACCGGCCCAGACGCGGGTTATAGACTTCGCTGACCAAGCCGTCGAGGTAGTCATTGCCGAGGTCATCGGAGAGGTGGAACAGGCGCTCTTCGACGGCCCTGCCGTCATCGGCGGCGAGGCGCTGGTAGAGCCAGTGCTTGGCCGCGACGGTGCCGACGTGGTAGATGTGCACGCCCTTTTTGTCGAGTTTGCCCTTGTAATTCACGTCCTGAAGTTTGGGGCGGCTCAAAATGGGGGCGTTGTTGGGGCGCGCGCCGAAAATGCACATCGGGCGGCGGATGCGGCGCTGGCGGACAAAGTTTTTGACGTGCTCGGTGCGGTGGCCGCCCGCATCAATCGCGGTAGCTTCGACCACGATCAGGCCGCCGGTTTCGTGCTGGATGGGGCGGTTGAGCAGGTCGGTCAGTTGCGCCCAGACGGCATCTTCGCCGGGGTCGCCGGTGAGTTCCACGTAATCGAGCACCCAGGCGACCATGCCGCGCCCCCAGCCGGTGATGTGGACGGCGAGGCGGTCATCCTGGGTGTCCACGCCTGCGGTGGCGGTGAGCACGCCGCGCGGGGCGGTGCGCAGGCGCCAGGGTTCGCGGCGGTCGGCGAGCAGGCGCGGGTTGGCCTTGTGCATGGACTTGTCTTGCCACGGTTCGGCCAGGCGGTCGTTGATGAAGGTTTTCAACCGTGCCGGGTCGCCCTGGGCGGCCTTCCACATCTGCATCAGGTCGCGCCAGCGCGGGCCGAGGCCGAGCGGGTAGTACAGGCAGTTGGCGTGATAGCCGCGAATCTTTGATGCCGGGTTGGCGGGGATCCAGCGCCCGCGCGCGATCAGTTCGGTTTTCTGGTGTTCCTCGATGGTCGCCTCGCAACTGCGGCAGGTATACCACACCTGCCCGCCGTCATCGTGGACGTGCAGACCGCCCCACTCGAACGGCTGCTCATGCCCGCAGTCGGGACAGGGCCAGTGCCAGCGGCGTTGATCGGATTGGGCGTACAGGGCGGAAATGCGGCAGATGCCCTCGATTTCGGGGGTGCCGACCTTCAGCCGCTTCCAGGTGCTCGGGAAGGCGGACACGCGCCCGTCCAGCAGCGCGTCGGGGTCGTCGCCGGATTTGAGTTCATTGGCGAAGCTGGCAAATTCATCGACCAGCATCAGCCCGACCGAGGTCGATTTCAGGCGCACGGGGTTGCCCGCGTGCTCGATGTAGAGCTGGCCGCCCTCAAAATCCTTGAATGCGCGCCGGTTGGAGGCATCGCGGCTGTTGGTGCTGGTCAGCACGCGGGCCACGGCGGGGGTGGATTCGATCAGGGGGTTGAGTTTTTGATCGACCCACTTGTTCATCGACACTTCCGAGGGCAGGACGACCATCACCGGCTGCGGGTTTTCGCACATGGTGTAAGCCAAGATATTGGTTTCACTGATACTTTTGCCAAATTGCACCGGTAGCATGGCGACGACTTCATGCACCGGACTGCGGGCGCTGAAGCAATCCATGATTTCGACCAGCAAGGGGTTGCGGGTGTTGTCCCACGGGCCGGGAATGGCCGAGCCTTTGGACGACAGCACGCAATGGCGGGCGGCCCATTCGCTCACGCGCAGGGGTTTGCGCGGGGCGATGGCGCGGGACAGGGCGCGGGCGATGGCGGCGCGGGCCGGGGCCACGGCGGGGAGGGGCGGCGGGGCGGTCATGGCGGCGGCTCGGCGGGGGCGATGGCGGCAAAGGCGCGGGACAGGGCGGCCAGCACGCCGTCCAGGGCCTCGCGCAGCAGCACGCGCACCTGGGCTTCATCGGCAGCGGCGGCCAGTTGCGGGGCGATCACGGCGGGGAGCTGCTCCAGACGCATGCGGAACTGCACCCCGGCTTCGGACACGGCGGCCAGCACGTCATCGCGGGCCAGCAGGCTGCCGAGTTCGATCAGTTCTTCACGCTGGGCCTTGCGGGCGAGCGCTTCTTCCTTGGCGGCGAGGGCGCGGGCGCGGCGCAGGGCGTATTCGCTCTCTGCGGGCGCGTCAGGGTCATTCTCGGGCGGGGCGGCAGGGAGGTACGGGCCGGTCTCTGCGCGGGGCGTGGCGGGGCATTCAGGGCCGTTTGCGGCGCTGTTGGCGGGCGGGGAGGGGTCGGATGCGGGATGCACGTCAATCGCGCTGTGCGCGCCGCTGGCGGCGACCTGCCCCACCCCGCCACCTACCCCCGTCCCCGGTGCCGGAAGGGCCGCAGCGGCGTTCTGGCGCGCTCTGGCGTGGTAGTCGCGCACGCCGGCCTTGGTCGGGTCGCGGGTGGCTTCAATCCGGGCCAGGGAGTCGGCCACGCAGATGGCTTTGCCGTCATGGGTCAGCACCAGGCGGCCCCTGCGCCGCAGTTCGGTCACGTAGCCGGGGCGGCAGCCCAGGCGGCGGGCAAAGGCGCGCACGCCTTCGGTGGCCGGGACGGCAGGGGCTGGCGGGGGTGCGGCAGCGTTCAAGTTCTTCTTCTTCTTTTTTTTTACAAAAAATTAATGAGGGAGAGGAAGGCGCGCGAGGCGGGCGGCACGTCCCACGCTGCGACCGGGAGGGCGGTGTGCTGCGGGGAGCGTTCTTCGCGCCCGCACACGAGGCGGAGAACAGATGGGAGGGGGAGAATGGAAAATTTTCCGTGCGCAGGCGCGAGGCGATTTCAGGGCGTTTCCCGGCAGCAGTGAGTGTTTATGCGGGTTCGGGCGATTTTTTCCCGGCAGCAAACCCCCATTTCCCGGCAGCAAACCCCCATTTCCCGGCAGCAAACCCCCGTTTCCCGGCAGCAAACCCCCGTTTCGCGGCAGCAATTGATGAGAATAATTCGCAAAAAAGCGTGCATCAAAATCACAAATGAGAGGAATTCGCATTTTTTGCTGCCGGGAAGCCCCGGTTTGCTGCCGTGAAAATGCCCTTTGCTGCCGCGAAATGGGGGTTTGCTGCCGCGAAAATGCCCTTTGCTGCCGCGAAATCAGGGGGTCGCTGCCGGGAAAATCGCTCATTTTGTGATCTCCCACCATTCTTTTTGCTGGCCGCGCCGACCCGCAAAATAATCCTCAATGTCACGTTTTGTTTGTTCAATTTCCTTCCCGAGCCGCACTGCATCCTCCCTGCTTCTATCGGCATAATTGCCGCCAGCCAGCAACAGAATTGAACGAAGCAGTGTCGGGCGACCGCTGCTGTCCACGTAACGCTTGCGGACAAGGGGGATGTTCCAGTTGGTTGTCAGCTCATGCAAAAATTGCTTGCAGGAAACAGGTTTGAGCTGATCGCGTTCACACCAATGGCGATAGGCGCGATACCAGTCTCCGACCAAACCATTCGTCTCTTTCATGGGTGAAAGCGGGCCGTTGCACCTTCCAAGATCATTCCTGAACCGGTTGGGGCTGCCCGGTGAAAGATCGATAGGAGGCCGTTCCGGCTCGGCTGGCCTGGGCTTGAACCCAAGCTCTTTGCGCCAGTCAAATCCGGTGCGCTGGCGGGTGTATTCAATCGCCCTGTCCAACGCGCGATCCGGCGGGATGCGATGTTCTTTGGCAACATGCAGGGCCGAATCAAACACCCGCCGGGCATGTGTGACCTGATCGGCGACTTTTCGGATGTCGGGGCATCCAAAGCCCTCAAACGCGGGCTGGATGGGGGAATGGGTGGTGCTGTTCATACGGATGTTTCCTCGTTGGTGGTGGAGGGTGTGGGGGATGTCAGGGCATACAGGCCCAGGCTGGCGAGGCGCTCGACGGCGATCTCGGCCAGCGCGTGCGCGGCTTCGTACAGGTTTTCGGTGAGTTCCGCGTCCAGCCCGTCCGCGTCGGGAATGCCCTCGCGCGCCCATTCGCTGGTCTGGTGGGTGACGTGCAGCAAATCCAGCACGCCGGTCAGGCCGACCAGCGCGCGCTCCATCTGCTCGAAGTGGCCGGGCAGCATCGGCAGGCACTGGCTGAAGTCGAAATCAGAGCCGGAATAGGCACCGCGCAGGCGCGCCAAACGCCGGAAAAACCACGGTTTGACCGGTTCGGGCGGGGATTTTGGGGCCGCAGGCGCGGGACGGGTGGCGGGTGCAGCCGCCGGGATGGCCTCGGCCTCGTGGGCCGGGCAGGGTATAGCAGTCATGATGGATTCCTCTGGATGATTGGAATCCGCCGCATTGATGCGAAGCAAGGCGGCGGACGGTGCGCGGTTCGCATACCGGCCAAAGGATCCGGCGGGCCTTGCGGCCCCCGCGCACCGCCCGCCAGAAACCGGCAGGCACGCGCCCAGCGCCCGAGCGCCAGACAGCAAAAACGCGCCTGACATCGGGCGATGGGCGCGGGTGCGCCTTTGGAACGGGATGCGACCCCCGGCTGCGGAATGTGCCGCAACGGGGACAGGGTGCCAAAGGCGCGGGGTGGGTGTCAAGCTGTGACAGAGGTTGGGGTGATGCCCCCCTTGCGCTACGATTGGATTTCCACACCACAACCGCCCGACAAGGGGGACATCATGAAACTGATCGACCGCGACTTTCTGCGCTTCATTCTGGAAACGCTGGCCGGGCCGTGCCCGGACAGGGTGTACACCCGCGATCTGGTGCGCGGCCCGGATGACCATGCGCTGCTCGTCCGGCATTTGACCTATCTGACCCAGCACGGGCTGATCACCATGAACGTCCCGTACAGGACGGGCGGCGCGGGCGTGCCACAGGGCTACGCCGAGCTCACCGCCGACGGACTGGATTTTCTGGCCGATGACGGTGGCCTGTCGGCCACGCTGGGGACGGTGGTGGTCAAGCTCCATGCTGATACCCTGAAAGACCTGTTGCAGATGCGGATTCAGGCAGCCGACCTACCGCCCGCTGAAAAGCGGAAATATTTCGATGCGCTTCAATCGCTGCCCGCCGAGACCACAAAACACCTCGTGCTAAAACTTGTGGACTTGGGGCTAGAGAATGTGCAGAAAGTAGTTCCATTGCTGCATACTTTTCTTTAGCGTAATGCGCTTCGGGGAGCCGGTTAAAGAGCAGCGTTGTCCCCGGCCACAATTCGATGCCGATGGTGTCGGCAGCAAGGCCGTGGGTTTCAATAAACAGTCCTTTGCCGGGGAGCATGATCAGTGCTTCGGGGGTGAATAATGGGGTATCCATGTGAGCCTCTTTTAATGGGGTGGTTACGGTCACGGGGTATCCCCTCCGGTTGCCGCAGGTGTGATGCGGTGACGGTTGTTGATGTAATCAATGGCGCTGGTATGCGAGAGTTCGATATGGCCGCCGAGCCAAATCTGTTCCCCACGTCCTTCGGGCGGCTTGTGACCGAACATAAAGATGGACCTTGGATTACTACTGGCTTGCAGCCCGATTTGGTAGCACCTGCGCTCCGGCCTGACCCCGCGCTTGCTGTCAAGGTCGCTGAGAAACCGTTTGCGCGATGACGGCTTGACCCCGTTGTTGGCGCAATAATGGCGATAGGCGTGATACAAATCATCGGACAGGATCGGCATCAGTTTCATGCCGGGAATGTCGCCTTCCTTCAGCTCGTCGTAAAAATCAATCGGGCTGTTCTGTGCCAGTGTGATGAGGTCTTGTTTGGCCTTGGTTTTCGGCGGGCGGCTGTGCGGGTTGAAATCACCCAAATCCAGATGCAGTAAATAATGGTGCAGGGCGGCAATGCCGCCATTGTCGATTTCATCGCCCACGGCGCGGTAATAGTCTTCACCGCGTTTTTCCGGGGTCCAGATGACGCAGTGGCGGCGGTCGTCTTCTTCAAGGACAACGGGCATCGATTCGTTCGACAAAAACACCAGGTTGACGTGATTGGTTTCGTCGTAGGCGGCAATGTGTTTGGGGTTGATGCGGATGTTGTGGCCGGTGACCAGCACTTTGAGCAGGTTTTTATGCTCGAATCGGTGCGCCTGGGCGACGACTTCATCGGCAATCAGAAACAGTTTGCGGCTGGCCCAGTCGTTGTGTTTGTCGAGCAATGCGTTTTGGTCGAGTATCCCGCCGTATTGGCCGAAGATCTCCATGCAGGCTTCAAAAAACAGGTTTTTGCCGGTGCCCTGGCCGCCGTGAATGACGAGCGCGGTTTTCATTTTCGCGCCGGGATGTTGCAGGGGGTAGGCGAGCCAGCGCAACACCCAGTGGTATAACTGGTGGGAGTTCTGTTCGCCGCTGCACAGGTATTGGAGTAATGCCAAAAGACGCTCGCAGGTGCCCGCTTTGGGGGCGGTCGGCCAGCCGCCCCAGAGGTTGCAGGTGATGTTCGGGTCGGTTTGCGCAGGGTCAAAGCCGACTTCGCGCTGGCGCACGATCACGCGGTCGGCGTGTTCCATCCAGGCTTTGTGCAGTTCGGGGCGGATGCAGGCGTTTTTCATGTCC